CTCCAACAGCACTACGGTCTATTCCTTGACCATCCAGTCCCCGATTACCTCGTCGCCCAAATGATGGCCGCCCTTAAACTCGTAAGGGCCTCCAAAACCTACCACGCCGATAACTACACCGATGCCATTGCCTACACAGGCTTCGCTGATGAGTTTCAGAACACCACCAAGGGTCAAAGCAGCCAACCGGGTTGAAATACAGCTGGAATCCACTTTGATGGGTTATAGGAATGGGAAAAACGAAATACAGCTGAGAATCACTTGGGGCGGTTGAGTGGGGGGATGGATCGACTCGGGAGAGAATTGGCGTTCCCCCCCTGGGGGGGCCGGTCCTCGCGCGCGCCCGCCCGCGCCCGCGCGCCGGGGCGCACGCGCTGGCGCGTAGTGGAAACCCGTCAAAACGCGATCCGAAATACACCAAACGCATAGGTCACGGACGACCTGATGCGCACCGTTTCGAATTCAGCCTAACCTGTCAGTGTCATACGGACTACCAGCTGTATTTCAAACAAGCGTTTGAATTGGGGAGCGGAGACAAAGTGTAAACTTTCTTTACACTTCCAGGCCGCGGGGCGAGACGGGCGCGAACGCCCTGATTGCGGGAGTGACAGCATGGGACACCTCATGTCCAACCTCCTCATTTGACCCCTGCCGACTCTTTAGCTTGCTGACCCTATCACCATCGAGACCTGACCCGCTGACGTCACCTAGAGGCATTTGAGGGGCAGGGATTGTGGTCAGAATTGAGGATGGATGGGAGAGCCGAATTGGTGTCCTGAACCGTCAAAGGGGCAAATACTCTGAGGCTGTGACAGAGCGAATTGTGAGTGTGATTCATTGGGGATCTAGCTGCATTTCGGATCGGGTCTTGACAGATTAGAGTGATTCACCCCTTATGTATCCCCATCCGGTCTTTTGCTTCGCATGCTGCGGCATGCTTCGCGAGTGCCTTTCGGCGATTCCGTCGAGCTGTGCAGAATTTTTCTTCAACTCAATTCACCTACCAGTCAACGGGATAGAGCAAGCTTGCAAAATACTTGTTGCGCGATTTGCGATTGTTTGCAATAGTCACCCCGTCGAACGAAACACCAAACCAAACGCACAAACGGAGTCGCACCAATGAACGAACTAATCGCAATACAACGGGAACGCCTCGGCCGTAGCGGCAAGGTCTCTCACTTCTTTGACCCCTCCTCAATGCGCTTCTTTCGGAGCCGCCTTGGCGCATTTCGGCACGTCGGTCCTGACCTATACTTCGTCACATCGGAGCAATACCGGTATCTCTCACACGTCGAGCCGCGCAAATTCACCATCCGTCGAATGAACGCGGACGGAAGTGTGACTACCTACGGGGAGTTTCAGCAATTCTCCACACGCGCAAAGGCCATCGCGGCAATGAACCGTATCGCGGCTTCCGCAGAATTGGAGGTTGCATGAGAGTCCTCAAACCCTCCGATCTCCGCCTTTGCGCGGGCAGGGGAGGCCACTCTCGCGTCGGTCCGCTCAAGCGATTACCCGACGGCACGGTGCAGTGTTTCGCGTGCCATCTGACGTGGATCAGGGACTGTGAAGACTCACGCAAGGTAATGGACTGTCCCAAGTGGGACGTCTTGCCGGAAGTGGAGGGCACGTGAAGCGCGTCTCGCTGATGGATTGGACGATCCTCCTTTGGGGGATCATCTGCGCTGCCGTTTGGGTCATGGTATTGAGGACTTGACGCTTGCGCGGCCGGATGCAACCGTCCGGACGCGATTAGTGCATGGTGCGTATAGGTGCGTGGTTCCCCGCCCGGTTCGACTCCCGGGCGGGGTTTTTCGTTTACAAGGTCGTGGTAAGGCACTAAGGCTTCCCGTGTGAAACTGAAAGGCAGAGCCCTGGAAGCAGCTGGGGAAGAAATTACCACGCAGCTGGACGCCCTGGGCGTTTCACCATTGGCCGAGCTTGCCGAAATGCTCCACGGTTCCATTGAGCTTGACGATGCAGACCTGGAAAAGCCGGAGTTTAGGAACCTGCTTCAGGATTATGAGCCGTATAGGAACGACAAAGGGAAGCTTTGCCTGCGCGTGAAGACCCAGTGGCGGGCCCGCATCCTCCTTGAACTTCTCCAATACACCAAGCCCAAGCTCCGGTCGTCGGAAGTCAACGGCAAGGTGGACAACACTCTTACCATTAACATCGTCCGGTTCGGTGATACGGGCGAGATAACCAGCCGCAAAACCGAGCTGATTGACATCCCTGGGCGCATCCCGGCGCAGGACTGAAAGGTGGTAAGGCAATGGGCAAAGCGATTGAACTTCCCTTCGGCTGGCGTCCAAGGAATTACCAGCTGAAAGCCTGGCGCCACTTCGAGGGCAACAAGGAAGGGCTCCGCGGAGTTTGCGTCTGGCACCGGCGGGCTGGCAAGGATCTGTTTGCCATTAACCAGATTGCGGTCAAGAGCCAGGAGCGCGTTGGCACCTACTGGCACATGCTGCCGACCTATAAGCAGGGCCGGGCAATCGTCTGGAATGGGTTTACAAGGGAAGGGAAGCCGTTCCTGTCGCACTTCCCGCGGGACATGATTGCGGCCAGTTACGGTGCGGAAATGCAGATGCATTTCAACAACGGTTCAATCTACAAGGTGGTAGGCACCGATAACATCGATAGCCTGGTTGGCACCAACCCGGTTGGAGTTGTCTTTTCTGAGTATTCGCTCCATGACCCGGGTGCTTGGGATTACATCCGACCCATCTTGCGCGAGAATGGTGGTTGGGCGTTGTTCATCTACACGCCGCGCGGCAAGAATCACGGCTGGAAGCTCTACCAGATGGCGAAGGATAACCCGGACTGGTTCTGCGAACGGCTGAGCGTTTCCGATACGGTCAACGAGAAGGGATTGCCCGTTATCTCAAGGGAGGCGATTGAAATGGACCGGAAGGAAGGCATGAGTGACCAACTCATAAGCCAGGAATACTTTGTCGACTTCAACGCACCGCTCGAAGGGGCCTATTACGCCACACAGATGGAACGTGCGCAGGCCGAGGATCGGATCACCAACGTGCCTTGGGATTCCCGACTGCCAGTGGACACGGCTTGGGACATCGGCGGAGATGCCACGTCAATCGTGTTCACCCAGAGCGTGAACCAGGAGCACCGGATCATCGACTATTACGAAAATAGTGGTGAGCCATTGCCGCATTACGCGAAGATCCTGCATGAAAAGCCCTACACGTATCGCAACCATTTCGCCCCATGGGACATCGTGATTAAGGAATACTCGACGGGCAAAACCCGCATCGAAGTTGCCAAGTCGCTTGGGATAAAGTTCAAGACGACCTTTAAACACGATGTCCTGGACGGCATTGAACAGGTCCGAAGCCTTTTACAGCTGTGCTGGTTCGACGCGAAGCGTTGTGACCGGCTTGTGGAAGCTCTCAAGAGCTACCGTAAGGAAAAACAACCCGAACGATTGGGATACAGCGGAGAAGACTCCAATGAACGATCGTTCTTCAAAGAGGAGCCATTACATGACTGGGCCAGCCATCCCTGCGACGCCTTCCGATACTGGGCGTGGAACCAAAAGAGCAAAAATCACAATCGACACGGGGAAGAACCTCCTCAAACCCACGCCGTTGACAAGTATGCCTACAGCTGAAGGCTGGGAGTTTCGGCGCTGGTCACCCGTGGATGGAGATTCACATGACAAAATCGACAACGAATTCCGACTCATGGGGGCCAACGGATGGGCCTTTCTTGGGATTGACGCCTCCGGAAAGAACGTCTTCGGTCGCCCCATTCGCATTAGCTAAGGCGGTCTACTGGCAGGAACCGTGCGCCAGGTCCTTCGAGGAAGATCTGGACTGGCATTTGAAGACTGGTTACGTTGTCTCGCGGCCGGAATTCTTTGCCATGGCCCGGCCGGTGGACAAAAATGCCGCGGCCTCGCTCATTGTGAACCCGGGCATTTCGTTCTCAAAACCCGATTGCTGGCACATCTGGCTGGTCGCTGGGGACATGATGATGGCATTGGATGCGCTACCTTTCCCCTTGCCATTCATCAGTTTCGAGCGTAACAACAAGCTCAAGGTCTATGAATACAGGCGATTTTTGCGGCGTTGCGAAGCCCTTTGTCAGTCGAATCCCGTGCTATAAAGGCGGGGCAGGCTACACCCCGCCACCGCCACCGTCGCCCACCGCTGCCGCTGAAAACCTCGCCAAAAGCCGCATCCTCGATCGTCAACAGAAAGCCTTCGGACCCCAAGAAACCTTCCTGACGGGCCTTCTCGGCCCTGGTGATACATCGCCGCAGTCGGCCCAGCCCAAGAAATCGTTGCTCGGCTCATGAACGACATCGGCGTTGAAGTATTCCAGCGTTATTCCGCCGTCGTGACGGAGCGGGCGACCTATGAGCGGTTCTGGCAGGAGATCCGGGAACTGGTCCGCATCAATACGACGAACTTTCAGCGCCAGAACTCGCCCGGCGACGTCCGTTCGATGAACATCTACGACGCCACGGCTCAGCAAAGCGCGGAGGAACTGGCTTCCGCCCTGCACGCCTACATGTCCAGCCCGTCCGAAAGGTGGTTTGGCCTTGAGGTGGAAGGCGACCTGATGACCAACCGTGACCCGCAGGTCATTGCGTGGTGCCAGCAGGTGGCCGAGGTTATCTACGAAGAATTTCGGAACGATGCCACCGGGTGCGTCTCTGCGATGCAGGAATGTTATCAGGACATTGCCACGCTCGGGACATCGATTCTATTTTGCGGCTGGAACTTCGAAAAGAACCGGCTGTATTTCCGCTCCTATCCGCTGTCGATGATCTATTG